TTTTGTAGTAGATAACATACCAAGTGAATCTAAACATATAAAGAGTGGTCTTCGAATATCTACATCTTGTTGCATGTATCTATCTAATACTTTTAATGCTTGATGTCTAAACTCTTGTACAGTTGTCACTGGCATTATCACCATTCTGTCTGCATCTATACCTCTATCAACAACCATCTGTTTTGTGATTGCACTTTCTGATTCAAAATATACAACACCACCATTTTCATTTTGGTCTAAAAAGTTTTTGACCATACCCATGAGAAAGAAAGTTTTACCTGTTGCACTTTCTCCTGCCAGAGCAGTAATCTTGTTTTGTGGAAGTCCACCATAAAGTGAACCAGAAATTAATCCATTGAAAATATGAGAACCTGTATCTATAAAGTTCTCTACATCTCCAGCCTCTACGCCATCTGAAACTATTCCAGCATATTCATTACCTGTTTCTTTGATAACATCTTTTAAAAAGTCATTCATTTGTATCCCCTACTTAATTGCAATTGCACCAACGAACATATGATTACGCCAGAATGGTTGTGCAGTTTTAAATCCAGCACATTCTAACATACCTTCTAACTCTTTCCAAGTGTTAGGTTTTAACATGTTCCTTAATGTTTTTTCTTTTTCTAAAATATCTGATGCCTCAAAATGTTTTCTTTTATAATCATAAAAATTAAAAGTTATCATTTCTTGTAATCTTGAATCTTCACAAACTGTCTTTTCTGCAAAAATAAAAGCACCACCATGATTTAGTCCATTGTATATATTTTGTAATACATCAAATCTATCTTTTCTAGGCATAAATTGTAATGTAAATATTGATGTCACTAAACTACAATTTTCAAACTTGTAACCACGAACATCTTTCTTTTCAAAATTAACATTTGCCCAATAGTATTCATTTTTCATTCTTTCATGTCTTGCGTCAAGTTCTGTGAAGAAACTAGGAGCAAGTTCTATACCAATATAATTAGCATACTTACAAAAATGTTGATTACCTTTTACAAAGGCCTCTGTTAATTTACCTGTTGAACAACCGATATCAATTACATTCGTTTCATCTTCTACAAAGTTTCTAGATAGACTGATTATATCTTCTAGTAAGTTTGTATATCCACGAATTGAATGTTCAATATGGTCATCAAAACCTTCTTCTCTTTGAGCGAAGGTAAAGTCATAATTTTTAGACATGATTTTTACTCCATTCCACAGACCCAATTATATGGCTCTATTACATTTTTATATACAGATTCAGCAATGGCCTTCATCATCAACGAGGGTACCATTCTACCACATCTTTCTATTTTTTGTGACATAGAACCAGTCACTATAAAATCATCTGGTAAAGCCATTATACGCTTTATTTCGCGAATTGTCAACCGCCTTTTTTCAATAAAGTGACAAACATCTGCATTTGTCGTAATTGTTGGGGCTGGATGATGTCTAGACATTTTCTTAACATTAAAATGCCACCCTTTAGGATGAAAGTCATTTCCACCTAATACTTTATCTGGGTCATCTGGCATAAGAGATGCTGTATCCTTGTAATGTGCGGAACTTAACCATGTATCTGTACACCATTTAACTTCTTCTGAATCTAACTCTAAATCTTCAAGTGCCTCTCCTGCTGTCACTACTTCTTTATTCTCTTGTGGAAAGATACTAGCAATGTTCATAAATGTCAATCCTATGGCCTCTGTGACATCCTCACGGACTGCTATAAAGATAACTCGCCTTCTAGACTGTGGTACTCCATATTTTGATGCATCCAAAATCTTATATGATACATCATAACCAATTTTTTCAAATGTATTTACAATCTCATTTAGCTTTAATTTTGCTTCGCCTGCGAGAAGGCCTGCAACATTTTCTCCTATAATTACTTTTGGTTTTATTTCTTCTGCAACTCTAAGATACTCAAAAAATAAGTCCTCTATATTTTCTACTATCTTACCATCTGAATACTTTTTAGTTTTACCCCAACCATCAGAATGTTTTGAACCAGACTGTCCTAATGTTCCACACATTGAAAAAGCAGAACATGGTGGTGAGCCATCTAATATATCTAGTTCACCTTTTTGTATTCCAGCAGTTTTTAAAAAGTCTTTACCTGTGAGTTGTTTTATATCATCAGGCATGATTATTGTATCTGGGTAATTTTCTTTGTAAGTAATTCTTGCTTGTTCAACAAACTCATTTACACAAAGTATATTTCCACCAGCAAGTCTGTAACCTGTAGATGAACCACCACCACCTGCAAATGTAGATATTACGGTAAACTTATTTTGTGCCGATGCTTCTTTTACATCTTTTAAATTATACTTTTGATATTTCATATTAAAAATCTATACATCTTCCTTTCATTTCCCAATCGTTATATCGAGTAGGTTCTAAACCATCTTTTCTTCCACCTAATTCTTTAGGGTTTTTTTTATAGTATGGTTTCAATACTTTTTCATAAATTGATTCTGCAATTGCTTTCATCATGAGTGGTGGTACCATTCTGCCACATCTTTCTGACTGTTGACTATAACTACCTGTCAATTTAAAATCATCAGGTAATGACATCATTCTTTTTATCTCTTTAACTGTAAATGGTCTAGGTTCAGTCCAATGCATAGCCCCACCTGTTGCTGTAATTGTTGGAGCAGGTTTATGTCTAGATGTTTTTTTCATATTAAAGTGATGACCTTTAGGATGATAATCACAACCTGTTTCAACCTTGTCTGGGTCATCTGGCATTTTTAACCAGGTTTCATAGTGAGATTTATTTTTAAATTTTTCTGTTAGTTCATCTGCTTCTTTTCTATCTACTTCTACATCACTTAAACAATCTTCTAATGTGACAACATCTTTACTTTCATCTGGGAATAAACTTTGAATATTCATAAATGTTAATCCTATCTCTTGTGTCACATCTTCACGAACAGCAATAAAGATAGTTCTTTGTCTAGTTTGTGGAACACCATAGTGAACAGAATTTAAAACTTTAGATGATACATCATATCCTATTTCTTCAAATGTATTTGTAATCTTATAATAATATTTCTTTGCCTCTCCTACAGTTAGTCCTTTTACATTTTCAGCAACAATAACTTTAGGTCTTAAATCTTTTGCAATTCTTAAAAATTCAAAGAATAAATCTTCTATATTTTCAATCTTCTTACCATCAGAATAATTCTTAGTTTGACCCCAACCTTTAGAGTGACTACCTTGTACCATTGCACCAGATACTGAAAATGCAGAACATGGTGGTGAACCATCAAAGATATCTATGTCACCATACTTGTTAAAATCTTCTGCAGTAAGTTTTTTAATATCATCTGGTAGTACAGGTGTGTCTGGGTAGTTTTCTTTATATGTGTTTATAGCTTGTTCAACGAATTCATTTACACATAATATCTTACCACCTGCCAAACGATAACCTGTGGAACTACCACCACCGCCAGCAAAGGTAGATACTACTGTAAACTTCTCTTGTTCAGAAGCCTTAACAACATCTTTTAAATTATAAGGTTTGTATTTCATTCTTTTTCTTTTTCTTTTTAAATATTCTATTCCAATTTTTTTCGTAATCCTCTTGTGGTACTTTCATTGGTCTTCTCTTATCTCCTTTACCTGCCATTAGAAAAAATCCTCTAATGTTCCTTGTGTTCCATAACTACCATCAATCTGCCATTGTATAATACCTGTAATAAATTTTAATGGTTCTATAAATGACTTTTCAAATTGCATATCATAATCTACTATACTATGTAAGTTTAGTTCTTCTGGTAACTTAGTCATAAATGATATTGATGTTGATTGATATGTGTTTGGTACTTTCATATGTAAAAACTTAATCTTATCACCTTCTTGTATGAAAGGATATTTTCCTTGTAACTTTTTATCTTTGATAAGATGATTATATAATATTGCACCTTTACAATGTATAGGTGCTCCTTTCTTAAATAGATTATGTGATTCAGTCCATTTGTTTAATCCATTTACAGAGCGTGGATACGCAACTAGTTCTGGGTTTAGTGTCATAAATTCTTTTCTAAAATCTTGTATGAAACTATTTAGCACTTTTGAATCTTCATTCATTATAATTTTTAATGCTTGTTTAATTTTCTCACGACAAGGTGCAGGGGTTGATGACTTTACAGCTTCAACACCCATGATTTTTAATTTAGGTTCTTTATAACGAACACCTTCAACATCATGTGTATTTAAAATATATCTTTTCTTTGCAACCCAAATTCCTTTGTCTGCAATCACTTCTCTTTTCATTTCCATTTTTTGTTCATATGCATTTACATATTCAGCGAGTTCCTTATAAGCCTTATCAATAAAAGGTTCGATTTTATCTGTAGCGACCTTGTCCAAGAAGTCAACGATTTTTCGTTTGTCTTGTTCTCCTTTGAATACTTTGCTAACAAGTTTGTCAAAACAAATATACACCGAGTCCGTATCTGATGCAATAATGTAATCTTCTCCATTGGTTTCAAGTATCTTATTAAGATACCCATTAAGAGAATGTTCAATATACCTAATAGCAAATTGACCACTGGTAGTAATTGCTTCAGCAACCAAAAGATTATAATACCTAAACCAGTTATTACCAATAGCACCATATGCACTATTAAGAGAAATCTTTTTAGCCATTTGGATGTTGTTAAATTTTGATATTGTTTTTTTAAGTTTTGGGTCTTTAGTTCTTTCATAATCTTTTTTTGCCTCCAACATTAACTGTTTGAATTTTACTCTGTCATCATACATCTTTTGCATGAGTTCAGGTAGAAATCCTTTTTGAGTTGTTTTAAACAAAGCACCATTTGGTGTCATAGTCGCATCTTTTAAAACAGATGTATCTACACTTTTATTTAGCATTTTCTCAACAGACATGTTTTTAACTTTTTCATTTGCAACTAATGTTTCTGGTGAAATATTATATTGCATAATCAGATGTGGGTATAGTGAATTTAAATCAAAAGACATAACCCATTTATGTAAACCAACTTGTGGTTCTTTTACATATGCACCTTCAAACTTTTCAGTTTTATCTCTTTGTACTTTTTGTGGGATTACTATATTCTTTTTTCTAAGTTCATTGTAGATTAGTATATCCCAATATTTAACTGAACCAAGTACATCCATATAATTAACCTTGGCATCATAAGCCATAGTCAAACATAGTTCAATCAATCTCATTTTATCTTCTAGTCTATCAACGATTTCTACATCTTGTATATTGTAGTCAATAAACGATTGGAAGTCCTTTAAGTACCATTCTCGGAATGTTTCATATGGATTGTCATCTTTACTCTCACCGAGTTCAATATGGGCAATATGGTCAAGTCTGTAACTCTCACGATTGGTGTATGTAAACTTCCTATACAAATCATAATAATCTAAATGTGATACTCCTTGAATATCATAGACTTGATGTTTTCTACCCATTTGATAAATTTCTCTACTTGATACATTACCCCAAGGTGAAAGTTTATTCACTTCTGTTTCATCATATAAATTTTTTATACGATTACATACATAAGGTATATCAAAAAATTCTGTGTTCCAACCTGTAATAATATCTGGTTGATTCTTTTGCCAGAAAGATAAAAACTCTTGTATTAATTCTTTTTCATTTTTACATTTAACATAAGTAACATCTTCTCTTGTGTTTTTATATTCACCTGTACCCCAAACTAATATTTGTTTGTTTTGATGATTCTTAATTGTAATTGATAGTAATGGTTCAATCGCATCCTCTGGGTTTGGAAATCCATTTTCACATGCAACTTCTATATCAATCGTTACAATAAGAATTTTATCAACATCCCACTTTACAAAACTAGGATATTCATCTGCAATATAATTATATTGAAATGTAGTATTACCAAAGATTAAATGTGGTTGGTCTTCATAAGACTTTAACCATTCTTTTGCTTCTTTGATTGTATCATGTTTGACTGGTGTCACATACTGACCATCTAGAGTTTTATGCTTTGTTTCTTTGATTACTTTACAAAATAAAGTAGGGGAATATTTAACCTTTCGATTAACTCTTTCACCATTTACATATTCTCTGACAAGCAGATTATTGCCCCAAGGCGTTACATTTGTATAAAAGTTCATAATTTAGAGTCCAGTATAACTGGTTCAACAAGTTTTGTCAATGTATTATTTGTTTTCTTCTTGTAAAAATTCTTCTGCCGTTTCTGGGTAAAATGAATTTAATGTTGCAAGTTTATCAGATGCATCTGCCAATTTAGTCATTTCTAAATCCATTGCTCCAACTAAGTCTGGGTGTTCACCTATACCTACAGGATTGTTTATATAAACATCAATGTTTGCTTTTGCAGCTGCAACTTCAGCTTCATATTTTTTTCTTAGTGCATTTATCATTCTGGGTCCCTCATGTCTGTATCATTTTTATCACCTCGTTCTATATAACTTGATAGAACGAATTTCCTGTCGGGATTTACTGCAACTTTTAATCTAGTGAGTAATTCCCTATTAATTAAAAATGTGCTTTTGGAATCTCTTGTTGTTAATCCTATTGGAACATCTTTATATAATTTGTTATTAAATTTTATATCTACTAATACGATTGGTCTTTTATCTATTTGGTCTACATGCATAGGTCTAGATACACCAACAATATTGTTAGTAAATTTTTTACCATCTCTCTCCCATTTAGCCATCTTACCTTTAATCTCTAATTTATCTACATGAAACATGGATGCTTTAGTTCCATTACCTGTATCAAACTTAGCACGGTATGGGCCAAGTCCTACAATTTCTAATCTTTCTACATATCCAGCAGTTTGTGTTGCTCCAACAAAACGACTTTTAACTTTTCCAACATGTGTAACTACTTTTTCAATTAGTCTTTCATTGGTTGTTAATTCACCATCACCATTTCCAAAATTAGAACCGATACCAGGTGAACCATTACATTCTAAAATGTATGTTTTACCATTTACGATTGTGTGGTCTACTCCAACCATGTATGCACCTGTAGAACGATATGCATTTAGTATTGCTTCTTTTTCATCATCAGAAAGTTTATAAGGAAATGTTTCTGCTCCTCTATGTCTGTTAGAACGAAAATCTTCTTTTGGTTTTACTCTTTTAGTAGAGGCAATAATTACACCATCCACCACAATAGTTCTAACATCATAATCCATTTCTAAAAATTCTTGTATTAAAAGTTCAGCTCCAAACTTCCATAGTGATTGTACATTTGATATTAAACTTTTATAATCATTTGCAATAGACACACCAATACCTTGTGTACCTGTAATTGTTTTTATGATAACAGGAAACTTAGCACCTATTCTTTTATGTGCATCTGCAACTGAATCTTCATTATTAATTAATGATGTTCTTGGTGTTTGTATTCCATTTTGATTAAATGTTATATAGGATGTCATTTTATTATCACAAGTTAACATACCATCTCGATTGTTAATCATGAATGCACCTGCCTTTTCAAAAGTAGAAAGTAATGCAAGACCTACTTCATCATCTAATACTCCTGCTCTAACAAAAACGACTGTTTTATGTACATCAAAGTCTAGTCTATCTCCCTCTACATTTGATATGGTTAAAGTACCTTTTTCTAAATCATTATCTGATACCCATGCTTCTCTTGTATTAACAATGTGACATGGAATTTTATTTTTATCTGAATATTTTTTAAGTTGATTTGCAACCACTTCTTCTTTATTTGAAGATGTTTTAGTTAAGACGGCGATTTGGATATCACCATCATTCACATTTTCTTCTGTGATGAACGATTGAAAGTTCTTCATAATGTATTTACTCGTTTGGTTGCCAGATACCTTGTGCCTCTTGTTTTTCTTGTAAGTCTGCGATTGCAGTCTTGATTGCATCTTCGGCTAAAACTGAACAATGAATCTTTACAGGTGGTAGTGCAAGTTCTTCTGCAATATCTGTATTTTTAATTTCTGTTGCTTCATTAAGGGTTTTACCTTTTACCCATTCTGTTAATAATGATGATGAGGCAATTGCTGAACCACAACCATAAGTTTTAAAACAAGCATCTGTTATAATGTTATTATCATCTACTTTAATTTGAAGTTTCATAACATCACCACATGCAGGTGCACCGACCATACCTGTGCCAACATTCTTATCTTCTTTATCAAAAGAACCTACATTTCTAGGATTCTCATAATGGTCTAAAACTTTATCTGAATACGCCACTACTCTACCTCTTTTTTCTTTCCTATGTTATATTTAGTTTCCAACATCCATTCATCTTTTTCTTTAAAAGAAATAATTTTAATTTGACTTAATGGTGCAATCGGTTCTGGTGTTCCTTTCATAGTTACCAATCCCCAATCACTTAGAAGTTTAACTATTGTATTTCTTCTAGCAATATCATTTTCTGATAGATTAGTATCCTTACCATCAAGTGCAAATAATTCTTTAAAGTGAACGATATAATACTTACCTTGTTTATGAAGTATATGGCAAGACTGATATAACTTTCTTTCTTTTCTTGAAGCAACTCCTATGCGAGATAAAGTTTCTCTTATCTTTAGGAAGTCATCTGGTTCTTTTAACAGAACCTCAAACATCTGCTCTTGTTTCCAAACTATATTATTTTCCATGTTTACCGCCTTTATCTAAACTATTCATGATAGTTTTTATTTGTTCATCATTTAGTATATTAAGAGCTGATTTTGCTTTCTCATTACTGTATCCATAATACTCTTTTACATATTCTAAATATTTCTCTTTCTTCGCTTTCAACCAAGGTGTGTATCTTTGCCTTGTTCTTAGAGTATTTAGTAAAAAGTCAAATTGTAATTTCTTATCTGTCTGATGATTCATATTCATTTCATTAACTAAAAAGATAGTATCTTGAAATGGAGCAAGACATTTATTTACAATATATGGTGGATATTTCTTTTCCCATTGTTCATCTTCACTATCCATAAGTTTTTCTTTGGAAGTATTGATGGCTTTTAAATATTCTTTTAATTCATAACTCATTTTTCTAACCTACGCCATGGTATAGTGTCTGCATGATGTGTTTCGTTATATAAGTTTACACTATCTCCAGCAATTTGTATTCCACTATTCTTTTTAAATCCTTTGTAT